GAGTGCTTCCCTTGATGAACTGAAACGAGAACTTGAGGCTTTGACAGGCTCCTCGAAGCCGGAGGAATTGCCGGAGTTGATGAATTGATATGTCACCAGAGGAATATTATAAAATATTCGGAGAGTGGCCCCATGGATACCCGTCTGCCAGACCCTCATATCCTAATAAATTTACCGAGTTATTAGCTACAAATCCAGTTACTAAATTTTTAGTTCCGGGTGCAGAAAGGTTTCTTCAGCGGGGGCAAGAGCCAGGTTTGTTGGATTACGGGTTAGCTGTTCCTGACGTTCTTACTCCCGGCCTTCCTCTCACTGGTCTTCTTGGGGGCATTATAAGAAGAAGGACTTCTACAGGATTGGGACATCTTGGCTATAAGGATTGGCCCGATACTGTTCCTAATGTAACCAGATGGGTGCAAGAAGGGGGGTTGAGTGACGAGCCATTAAAGAAAGGGGCTACCAGATTCTTTAATGAGAAAAAATGGGAGGGTACTCCGGGGAAGAGCGATCACCTCACCATGATTCAGGAAGGATTTGTAGACCCCCAATTGTTAAAAACCGTACCGGGTCGAAGCGGGGAGATTCGCGGTGCTAGGCGTAATATGGACGATAAGCGATGGGAGGGGTTCAAGAAAGACATCGAAGAACATGGTATAGAAGAGCCAATATTGGTAATAAAGGACGCTGATGGAACTGTAGCCATCTCTGAGGGAAACCACAGGTTAGATGCTGCTTTAGAGTTAGGGTTAGACAGAGTTCCTGTAGATTTTAGATACTTTGGAAAATCAGAGTCACTAGGCCAGATAATAAGCAAGGTCGATTATGAACTGGTACTTGGAGCAGGCGCTACCCAAAAAGAAATATTTCAAATAACTTGGACCAACGCTAAGGGTAAACGGCAGAGAAACTGGGTAAAGCGGCTAAGTGAAAACAGTTTCCAAGTATTACGAAAGGATGGTTCTCCTAGAGAGCGGTTATTAAAGGGGAATATCGACTACACAATAATCATGCCAGACAAGGGGTTTAGATTAAAACCTGCGGCAATGAACAACACATATGCTGAACTGGAACTGGTGAACTGATGCCTTCAGGCCCATATGAAAGATTTTACCCCGGAGAAGATAAGGGGCTATTAGACCCTACTTGGGGTGGGGGGGCGCATAGACTTAGCGCTCCTAGCATCTCTGAGCATGGCGGTACTATTGGCCTTCTTACGGCTGGCGCTGGTCTTGGGCTTGGTGGCTATAGATTAGGAAAGCTAGGGTATCAAGGTCTTACTAAAGCTGGGGAAGCTATGGATAGGGTAATACCTACCATAAAAGAGAGCGTTCCTTTGTGGCTTGATTTGGTAATGAGTAATCTGTCTGGGAGCAGTCAAAGGGAAAGGCTCGAAGAATCTGCTAAAAAACTTGGTGTTGATCCTAATATGGTTCTTGAGAGAAGTAGTAATGTGAAAAAGTTTCCGGGTTTACTGGAAGATTTTGGACCTGATTCGCCATATTGGGCATGGAGAGAAGACCCTGATACGACTGGGGATGTGGGTGAAATTTACGAAAAGATTTCTTTAGTTGATGATTTTCCTGCCTCGTACTACGGTTCGTGGATTCCATCGAAATACGCTGAAGAATATCCGGTTGCGGGTGAAGTTGTTGACGGGAGAGTAGTAAGTGATATAGATGTTCCAAATACTAGTTCTATAGCTGCGTCTTTAGAGCAGTATGATGTTCTACCGGGTATAAGAGAAGTTCAGATGAAGGATGATGATGATAATACGTTTGCTGTTGGAAGGCATTATTCTGAGCTAGGTAATAAACGGATCAATAAATTAGCAAACGAGATGAAAAAGTCGAATGAAATTACGCCATTGATTGTGGTTGTAGGGCGTGACGGTATTCCGTATATATTAGAAGGTTCTACCAGAGTAGAGGCACTTGCAAAACTGGGTGCAAAGTCATTTCCAGCCCTTGTTGTTATAGATCAAAGTGAGGAGTGAATTTAAGTGCCTATTCAACGCTGTACCCTGAAAACCGGAAAGAAAGGCTGGAAGTGGGGGAAGTCTGGTAAATGCTATACAACGAAAGCCGGAGCAGAGAGGCAGGCTAAAGCCATCTATGCCAGTGGATATAAGAAGAAATGACGACTCAACTCAACACCAATCTAACAGGCCCAGAACTTTATCACGGTATAGACCCGAACACAAGAAATCTTTGGGGATACGGGTGGAGAAGGGGTTACAACGATCCTTGGCGCGACCAGAAGACGAAGACGTTTCTTGGGAATCTTTTTGCGAATATGCTCCTTCCCGGTTCGGGAGGGGTGCTGGGTGCTGCTCAAAAATTTGAAGGTTTGTTAGACCCGCATGGCTGGAATAGACCCTTTCATAAGTCTGAGGAAACACTAGAGAAGGAGAAAGCAGCAGACATTGCGTCTAGGGATGATTATCACGAAATAGCCAAGGAAAGGAAAAGGCTATGGAAACTATACCGGCGATTAGGACGAATGGCTGACTTGGAACGATATAAGGCTCATGTACGCGAATTTGGCTGAGAGGCAGTCCATTGAAAAAGCTGTAGAGATAGCCCGTGAGATAAGGACTAGGGAAAGATTCAATAAGATTGACCTTTACGATCCCTACCCCTATCAGAAGAACTTTCATGATACCGGAGGTTCTGCTAACCAACGGCTCTTAATGGCTGCTAACCGCATAGGAAAAAGTTATTGCGGAGCCGCAGAACTTTCATTTCACGTAACTGGCTTGTACCCAAAGTGGTGGAAAGGACGTAGATTCACTCAGCCTATAGTTGCTTGGGCTGGTGGTGTCTCAAACGAAACTACCAGAGATATTGTCCAATTTGAATTATTGGGTTCCCCGGATGACCCCGAAGCCTTTGGTTCCGGTTCTATACCGAAAAAACATATAATAAAAACCGAAAGGAAGCCCGGTGTTCCTAACGCAAAATCAGTAGCGCTGATAAAACACGTTAGCGGTGGGAACTCTTCTTTATTCTTTAAAGCCTACGAGATGGGCGTAGAGAAATGGCAAGGTCGTTCAGTCGATTGTATCTGGCTAGATGAGGAGCCAAGCAGGGAACTGTACTCACAGGCTGTAACCAGAACCCTTGACCGAAGGGGGATGGTTTACATGACGTTTACGCCCGAAGCTGGCATGACTGAGACAGTCGCCTCGTTCATGAATAACCTACAATCTGGACAATCCCTGACAAATGCAACTTGGGATGATGCTTCAGAGAAGATATTTTCCATGGGTGGGGAGAGAGGTCATCTCAATGAGGCTGTCATGGAGCAGATTCTATCCTCTTATTCCCCACATGAGCGGGAGATGAGGCGCTACGGAAGACCCTCGATTGGTTCGGGATTAGTCTTCCCGCTGGGTGAAGAAAAGATTATGGTTGATCCTATGGAGATAAAATCCCATTGGCCTAGAATAGCAGCGATAGATTTTGGATGGGATCATCCGACGGCTGTCGTTTGGTGTGCGATAGATCGGGAAGAGGGAATGTTTTATGTGTACGATTGTTACAGAGCGTCTAAAGCAAGCCCTTCCGTCCACGCCCAAATTATACGAAATAGACCTCATTTTATCCCCGTTGCTTATCCCCATGACGGCAATAGACGAGATTCTATGGGTAATCCCGGTCTGGCTGACCAGTACCGTAATCTAGGTTGTAATTTCCTTCTGGAGCATTTTACCAATCCTCCCGCATTAGGAAATAATAAGGGCTCTAACTCAATAGAGGAAGGCTTAATGGCTATGCTCCAATCTGTCGAGGCCGGGAAGTTCAAGGTATTTTCTACTCTATCAGATTGGTTTGAAGAGTTCAGGATGTATCATAGAAAAGACAACAAGGTGGTTCCTATACGGGATGACCTCATGAGTGCAACAAGGTACGCATTCCAATCCCAGAGATTTGCCGTTGCTGGCGAAGACCCCTCTTGGACTGAGGATGTAACATATAGGAACTACGGAATTATTTAATGGCAAAAGAAAAAATTACTGAGGACGAACTGTTAGCGAGAATCAGGAGTGAAGTTACTGATGCCTTGGGCTATGGTGATACAGTATCCAAGCAACGAGAAGCTGCTATGGAATATTACTATGGCTTGCCGTTTGGTAACGAAGTAGAAGGGCGTTCTCAATTTGTAGATAGCACAGTAGCAGACACTATAGAATGGATTAAGCCCTCCTTGATGAGAATTTTTGCTTCCGGGGATGAGATGGTAAAATTTAATCCTGTTGGACCTGAAGATGTAGAGTCTGCTGCCCAAGCTACCGATTATGTAAACTATGTTTTTACTCGTGATAACCCCGGATGGG